CTGTATCACCAAGTGATACCCTGTAGGTGAGTGTAGTTGTAGACGGAACGAGAACAGGGAACGCTCCATTATACTCAGTCGGAATTCCTCCTGAGACTACAATGACATCGTTTGTACTGTACCCATGAACACCACTGAAAGTAATAGTGGCAGTTTTCCCGTCAATGGTCAGTGTGCCTGTTTGTGTAGCCTCACCTAGAGGAGTGGTTCCGCCAGGATTAGTGGCAGATCCCTCTACCTGAGGGTACTTTGAGAGACGAGTGAACTCTACAAGAGTGTCATCAATGTACTGGTTTAATTCTGCATCTGTCCAGTGCCTGTTGTCTTTATCTTGTAATGCTGTTTCAACTCGCCCCCTTATTTGTTTCCGGTTCATTAATCTTGATCAAGGTCTATTACCTCATGACGTTCCTTTGCATCTTCCAGATCTTCCAGTGAGATTCCCATCTCGCTTCCAGTTTTAGGCCATTTCTTTACTGCGAAATTAAACCGCCTGTTGGACCGTGATGACATACCACTCATCAGATCTTTTTGGAAATAATCAGTAGTAACTGCGTCATTCAGTACGTTAACGTGAAGAAGTGGTACTATTCTGTCTGTACCACGGGGAATAATTAATGTATTCTCTCCGTGTGTAACTGGGACAGGTCCCATCTCGGTATTGTCACGTCCATGATCAATATTGATGACACAAAAACCTTCTGGAATAGAATCACCTTTTTTCCATTCTTTTGCCATCTTCATGCCGTTGGGCATGATTATCCACTGGCCATCACCAGCATCTTGATATGCACTGTGTTTTTTACCGTGTTTTGGGATGTGTTCACTTTTCCCTAGTAATCCGCCTGCTGTAGGCATAAGATCTCCTTGCTTAGGTTAATACTAAACGGGGTTGCCCCCGCCTAGTAATTGTATTATTTTTTTTCTATGAATTCATACAACTCGCTCGCCTTTTTCTTTATATCAGCAATGGTATAAGTTTCGGGCTGTAGCTCGTTCCAGAGTTTCATATTAGCTTCTCCCTGTTCTTGGGCAAGATCCCAAGCACCTGAAAATGCATTTTGATTACGTTGTAATTGCTCTTGGAGATAGCTTTGCGCCATTTCTAAAAGCCTGAATCGTAATTCAAATGGATTTGAAGACATAATGTGTCCTTTCTGTGTGTGTGTTGTGTGTGTCTGATTGTTTATAACAGGGCACAATCATAAGCCCGCAATACTAGACGAGGTTGCCCCCGTCCAGTAAATTAGTGTTAGGCTATAATGCTGCCTGAGTCCAAACTATATTGGAATCAAAACAGTACTCTACCCACCAATGTAAGCATCCTGTTGATTGAGTTGCTCCAATTATTACTTCTCCAATAACTGGTACAACCTTTTCGCCAGATTCTGACCAAATGGCTGTTGAACTTGGTGCATAGGTATATGACGCATTACTTGTTACTGTAGGAGGTTTACCCATTAATTCAACGCCTGATGTTACAGAGTCAGCTACTGGGCCACGTTCTAGGCCTGTATAACCAACTGTCTCAAGAGTTACTCCTAATGCATATGCATCAACATCTTCTGTTGCCACAATATGGCCCATACCTGTATCGGTTTGAGCAGTACCAGCACCGTGTCCAATTGTAATGGTGTTAGTGCCAGTAGAACTTCCACATACAATATTTACATGTATTCCAAAGCCACAAACTCGTGCACCTTCTGGAATAAAAAGAACACGCTTATAAGTTCCAGCGACCCATGAAGAGCCATCAGCAAAGTTGACAAAGTCAATCTTGCTCATCTGCTTGGCGCTGGTTATTTTAGTTTTTAAAGAGTCCATAGATTTCTCCTATTTAGACATTTAGGGTGTAGGAGCCCCCGCTACGGGGCTCCGTAGCTAAGGGCTTCATAGGTTAGAATTATAAATTAGTCGCAACGCACTCAATGCGATACATCCACAAATCTTGCAGAATAATGCAAGAGTAGAATGTATCCCATGCAACAGTTCCACGCTGACCTAATGGGTCACCGGGTCCTGGGCGAGGCTGAACGACTTTGGAGCGGAGAGAATCCATGCCTCCAAGTGTGGCACAACCGATTGCATCGGCTGCTAGTATGATAACAGGATATACATCGGCATTACCGGATGAGCCCTGAGTACCACTGGTTGAAACAGCGTATTGAGCATTACCAGAAGCCAGCGTGGCGCCTGCGTCTGCAAAAGGAACTGCTTGGGTTGTGGTAATGAATCTCACGCCACGGACTGAACCAATTTCACCTTCGATTGCATCACCTGTGTCGGAATACTTTTCGACTGGGACGAATCCGGTAATTGCCTCAATGTCCTGACGAAGGTCAGGGTGGCAAATTCCAATGAATGATTCACGAATTGGCTCGGTAGCAATACCAACTGCTGCTCGCAATTTCTTGCGTAGCTTCACGGCATCATTACGCTCCAGTACACGAATTGCCTTCTGTATCAATCCGTCTCCTCCTGTGGGAGCGGCGGTTTGTGCAGAAGTAAGTGCGGCGAGACCGATTGTGGCATCAACGGTAGCACGACTGCTTCCACCAGCATATGCTGCCTGAGTTCCTGCACGGAAGGTCTTATAGCTGAGAAAGTCAATTGTCTCACCAGCTTGCGTGGCCTGCCGTTCTGAAATCACGTTGAGAACCGGATCATGCGAGGCCGCCAACAGGACGTCTGTGGTATTCACATAACTTCCATATTGCTTCAGCGTGTGCATGAGCGTGGTGTGCTCAAGCGAGGTAAAATCCGGTGTTACACCTTCCGCAATCGGGGAATCCACGATTGGAAATCTTTCGTAACGTCGGTGTCTGATTTCTAAACCCTGCTTCTGGGGTTTAGTTTCTTTTTGTGCGAATTTCGCAAATGTCAACAATCGCTTTGCAATCGGTAACATCTTCTTTTGAATAGTGAACGCATCGTTCTTACTCAGGTCACCATAACTAGATGCCCCAGTAATACTTCCCGTTCCGCCATAAGCTGCCATAGTCAACTCCTAATAAAATTATTAATAAATAAGGACCCTAAAATTCTTCCTTAGGTTCGGGAACACTGTCCCAGAGGTCCTCATCCGACATGTTGTCGGTGTTTCTTTCTATTCTTGGAGCGGAGTTGCTCATCAGATTCGAGGCCGCCTTGCGTCTCGTACTCTGTTTCTTAGCTGATCCTTCTGACTGCGCTTTAGGTGCTGGCTCCTCTGTTTGTCGCCATCCTTTGCCGGAATCTGTATTTTCCAGCCATAAATTCATTACTGACGCATGATCATCCGGTGATGTGGATTCGGTCATCATTTTAGTAAGTGCAGGCGATGCCAAAACATACGATTGAAAATCTGGATCTCTGTCGATATCCCTATAATCCTCTCCAACTGAGTTGAGCATCGACTGATCGTGGTTGCTCAAAAACTGCTGGTAGTTCTGGTCATGGTAGGCTTTTTCAAGCTGGGCAACCCTTTCTGAATCTTTGTTCATCGTGGGTGCTACCTTGCTTAATGCCTTGGCTAATTCATGCTGGACTAACTTTTTGGTTACTCCAGTAATTTCGCTGAATTCCTCCATTGTCGTGCGATCATCGTCATCAAAAAATGATCCCTCATCGCTTGGGTCTGGAGGTGTGTCCGGCTCCTTATAGCCTTGCCTTAATTTTTCAAGTTCCTTGTCCTGCTCTAATGAGCGTAACCTAAGGTCATTGAAATCTTCCCTGTCTCTTGCACTTGCTTCATTTCTTTTATGAAACTCTTTCTCTAAAGACTTATATCTCTGTTCGTAGTCGTGAGAAGGTTCCTCGTCCTCCATATCTTCTTCGGAGTCTTCCAGTTCCTCGTCCTCCCCTTCATCCTCGGCTTCCGCCTCGGTATCTACAGGTGGATCATCCTCATCTTCTACTTCTGGAGCATTGTCCCAGATATCCTCATCCTCACTGCCCGTGTCAACCTCTTCTTCCGGTTGGGGGCTGTCTTTTTCTTCAGCCATTTAACTCCGTCTCTATTTAGCTCACCGGTAACAATGTCCCGCTAATCGGATCGTATTAGGTGTTGCCCCTGACTTAATGTCGTGGAGGCCCAAATTTTTCGACGTTTCCGGGAAAATCTAAAATTTCCCTCCACGCCCTCACTCTCCCAATGGAGATGTGGTGCTTGGCAATAGATTCCTGATCAAATAGGGTGCCGTTAACTATACGGTCCATTTCATCAGTACATCTCTTGTCAAATTCATCTTTCAATGCATTCCAGCCAGGATGCGTTTTCAGCATCGCCAACAAATCCGCACGGGATTCGGGACGTCCTGCCATTACATTGCCCCTTGTTCTACCATTCCC